CTGAAAATCTTAAGTTTTTCCCGTGAACCATCTCTGTGACAGAAAAAAGCTAACCATCCTTTCGGATGCCTAATCAGATTTATAGGCATATCGTAGCCCCAAGATAGACCCGGTTGGTTTCTCATTTTTTATTGCCCTGCGTGTTTTCGGTTTTTCTGTGTATATTTTCATACCCACCCAAAATCACTATTTGAGGCCGGTTCGTCTAATATTTCTCCTTCTTCAATAGAAGGGGGTTCATCAACGACAGGTTCCTTTTCTTCCTGGGCGGTGGCGGGCGGCTTCTCTTTTTCTGATTCTGGCTGGGTCTTGGCTTGGGCTTGTGCCTGTTTTAAGGCCTTGGTTTTGGTCTGAGCCTTGGTCTTTTCTTCCTTGGCCGTCTGCATGATTGTGTCTATGGGAGATTCCGGAAATTCTTTTTCTGGTGGTTCCGGGGCCTGGGTCTTCTTGTTTCCCTGAGCTAGTTCTGCGGCTGTCTTTTCTGGAGTCTTAGTTTTGACCGAGCGATTTTTCTTGACTTGCTCTGCTATGTTTGCGGCGGTATCTTCCTCGGCTCCTGTGGGAGGGTAAAATTCTTCCTGGACTTCGGCCTCTTCTTCGGAGGTAATGGTTTGATCAAGAACTACATTTTCATGCCCGATCATCGGAATTTTACCCGCAGCATCGATAAGAGCTTTAGGGGAACCCTGGTAAAGTAAGGTCGTCGTGTAAACAGTTGCTTGGCCCGTGGGCAAAATCACTGTTTTGGGAGTTAATTTGAGCATAAGGGGAATGCCTGCTAGGCGACCAGCGATGCGCGAAATAAGGATCATTGATCCCATAAGATCCCTAGTTGAATTCCAAGAGGTCGTGCGAAACGCCCAAATTCCTCCAATGATATCCATATCTTGAATCACCACTTGAAGCCTGCCGAAGATTTTACATTTTACAGGCCCCTTGTAGTCTTGCTCTAATCTTTCGCAAGGGCAAGACCTCTCCTCTCCTGAGGCGCGAACGATAGCGGTTTCTCCGTCTCCCTGGCACATGAGTGTACGTCCTTTGTACGCTACATAGGTGGTATATAGGTTACTATCTATGTCATCGTAGAGCAAAACGACCGGGATCGTGGTCAGGTATCCGGGGTCTTCTCCTGTCTGTTCGGCGATTTTCTCCATGAGGGAAAGGTCGGGAGCAAAGTTGCCGGTATTATCCCTTTCATTAGTTGTAATCAGAAAATGGTTGAGTCGGGTGGGTAGTCTGTAGGTCGACTTCCCGTCTCTGGTTTTGTGTTCTGATCCAAGTTTCCCGGTTTTTATGCGGCCTATCTCTGCCAATTTGGGGAAAAGATTTTTTATCATAACTGTTCTCCTATTTCCTCGTTGTAATTTTCAAAAGTGGGAAGTTTTTCCTCCTCTTTACCCATGTAAATTTTCCTCCAAAAGTCAAATTTCCTCCATCTCCCACGTTCATGAGACCGGCAAACTCCCCATTGAAATAGAGATAGACAAAACCTATCTTTTCTTCCAATACTCTTTCAATAGGAAAATCTCCGCCCTCTTTTTGCTGCCATATGCCCGTCTTATCCAAATAGTAACTCATCTTTTTTTCTCCGGGCCTTTTTATGCCTTGCCCAGGGCGTGAAAGTTAAATTTTTTTACTCGCCTAAAACCACAACGCCATTAGCATATCCGGGCCAGTTGTCGGTTTCAAGACAAATTTTATAAGCGGCAAGCGCCGCGTCAATTCGTTCGCCGGCCTCCCGCAGCATGTCCTCAGATAATGCGTAAACGGCCACTTCATGTGGGGGAAAATTTTCAATAGCCACAAACAAAAATGCCTGTGCTTGTCTGTTTACCCCAGCGGCACGGTAAGCGACGTTTAGTCCGCGAATATAAAAACTGGCTTGCAGATCATATCCCCAGCGACGGACTTCTCTCAAAAACCCTTGTGGACTTCCTGCCTGAGTACTTTTGATATCAATAATAATGTTGTCATCCTTTAAATAGTCTGGTCTAATTTTACATCGTAGATCAGTAACCGGATCATCAAAAAAAATAGACAATTCGGGTAATCCTCCTGAGAGCAATTCCTTGGCTACAGTATAATCGGTTTTGGCAAAGGCTTCGGTCATATTATGTACCCTTGCCCAGGACGCAGGCGACAACGCCATGGCAGTTGGGTTCATCCGGTCCCATTTTACCCTTGCCGCACTTCCTGTTCGTAGAGCGGCTGTCTTGCCGAATTCTTTTTCAAAAAGATTGGGAGTTAAAATTTTGGTATGTAGAGCCGAACCCTCGAGCTGCGTAGTCGTACCTGGTTTTTGATTTTCACTCCAATACTTAGATTTGGCCGGACTCTGCATAAAAACTTTTAGGCTGCTGTTGTTAATAGCAGAATCTGCCAAATAGTCATGAAAAGAAATATCTTGATAGAATCCGGGGTCCATCATTGTTTTTTCCTCTTGACAAATTAAAAATTATAATTAATAGTATCTACTATAATTATCGAATTAAGAATGTCAACAAATATTATGATAAAAAAGGAATTAATATGAAATTTAAAAAATGGATTAAAAAACATTCGACAGAAGAACTCCGCAAATTGGCTAAGGTTGTGGGGTGTGCAACTAATTACCTTTATCATGTAGCTGACGACAGACCCTCGGCCGGATTGGCGAAAAAGATTGAGACAGCCACAAAAAAGCTGACGCCTGGTCATATTGTGACAAAAAGCGAGCTTAGGCCAGACATATGGTCAAAAACCGAATGAAAAAAATTACATATTAAATTGAACCAGGTAAGCCAATGAGCCAACGCGGGTATCACCATTTCGGCATTGTGGACGACCAGGGTGATTTTTTTGAATTCCACTGTTGCGCCGATGATACTTCCGAATGCCGACTGGAATCCATTGTTCAGACCGAGCGTGGACCACAGCGTACTGTAATTGCCACTGTTCCGATTGTCATCTGGAAAGCGGTAAGTGTGCGGGCCACCCGTGAACTTATTGCTGGCATGGAAGAAGCCGAGCGCGCAAAAAAAGCCCCAACCCTCAACATTGGAATCAATCGGATGAGCCCTCTGTTGGGCCGGGAACTTGCGGTACTGCTGTGGGCTTTTATGGAGGATGGTGCAGAGCACAGCCTGGAAGCGATCCTCTACGGCTGGCGGGAACTGGCCCGTGAAGAAAGATGGTGGCTCTTTGCCAAGGCAGTGCTTCCTCGCCAGCGTGCCGGTATTGGCTGGCGGCGGGCGCTTTTCCATGCGCTTTCCGAGGCAACGGAGAGCCGGGTAGCGTCATCATTACCGCAGGGGGGGAAAAGGACACGGAAATTCCCCGCAGTCTTGCCGGAAGCACTACGCAAAACCAAGCGAAAAGAAAATTTTACTGTACTAAAAGCGAACAAGTCTTACCATCTCTGTCAAAAACCCATTCACCATTTTGAATGTATATCACCTTTACACCATGATAATCCATGAGTGAAAAAGCTTCTTCTTTGGTCATGGCTGGGGCGGCAGTTCCTTGGACCTGGGGATCTGGAAAGCCTGTCAGCAAAAGAACCCAAAAAATAAGGCTGAAAGCAAATGCGATTATCACGCTTCCACATATTTTTACTATTTTTTTCATTGATTTCCTTTCTTCTGTATCGGATCAAATCCCTTCTTTGGTGAAGCGGATCGTTCTGCTTTGTAGATACAATCAAGACAAGTATTGAGGGGTGCTTTGATTCCATCTCCAAAGTAACAGGCCAGCGTTTCTTTTCCACAAATTGAGCAAGTTCTATATTCTAAGATTTTTGGCATGATTTCTCCTTATCACGGCACATAATGGGGAGCCTGCCCGGCCAGAAACCGAGCAGGTGTGATTATAAGATCTGGATTAAGCAAATTTCTTAATTTGGCCCTTGTCATCTCGATATAGCAACTGTCCAGCGCCCCATAGTTTAGCGAGTTTTACTGCTAAGTCTATAGGTGCGCCAAGGTTTTCCTGGGATTGGGACACAAGCTTGCCATCTACAAAAACAACTTTGCCATTCCATTCAGCTCGTTTTTTAGCAAGTTCGGCGTTACATTCGGCGAGATGTTGTCCAGCGGCGGCGATATATTTCATAGCTTTTTCCAACTCAGCAATGGGCCAGAACTGATCAACAGCCATATAATCTGATTGACAGTCTGAAGATTGATGATAATTGCCGTCTTCAAAAAAATGACCCGTTACTGCCTTCAGACTATCAATATTTCTGATTACTATCGGCCTTCTTTTTTGATTTTTCAGATAGAGATTCGGCAGTTTTTCACAAGAGAGTGCCTCAATTTTTGTGATACGATAGCCTCTTTCGCCATTTGAGTTGATTTCCTTAATTGTCTCAACTCTAATTCCTGTGTTTTGTGTTTTCATTTTTCAAGCCTCCTCGCCTGATTTTCTTTTTTCAGGTATTCAGTGATTGCCTGCCGGACCATTTCACTTTGGGTTAATCCAGTGATCTTAGAGAGAGCTTTAATGCCCTCGATTTGTTGTTCTGTTAGACACCATGTTGTCTTTTTCATTTTTATTCCTTCCAGGGTTTAAGGTTAATTAGTTCTTTTTTTGCCGTTAAAACAAGTTAACATAAAGCGATTAACGTGTCAATAGCAATATGCCCAAAAAGGCAATTATTTTCAGAAAAGGGGGACTAGGTGGATGAAACTAAAGGAAAAGAAAATTTAAAAAAGTTTTGAGGGGAATAAATGAGAGACAAAGTGATAATGGTGGCAGGAATACAGGAGTCGAACCTGCGTGCGTGCGCATTGGCACCGGCCGCCTTCCTGCCACAAAAAGTGAGCCCCTAAAATCCTTGCAATCTTAGGGGCTCTAAGGAGGAGAAAAATGAAGATAGATTTTTTATAGTATAAACTGAGGCAGGTGTCAACTACTAATCTAATAGCCTCTTTTTATTCGTTCAATGGCATTTTGGCGTTCTTGTTCGTTTCTCATTTGCCGGAGATCCCATTCTATGTTTCGTTGCTGTTCAAGCACCTGCTGTTGTTGATAGAGCATTTGTTGTTGTTGGCGATATAATTCTTGTTGATTTTCGTAATAGTCGTCATAGGCGAAAACAGGAGAGGAAAAGGCTAAGGTTAATAGGATTGTTGCAATTAAGGTTTTCATGATTTGTTTCTCCTTTGACCACTGTTAAAAACTGATTTTAGAAGTTCGTCTAAGCCTAAAAGTTTCATGAATTCTCTTCTACAATAGCCTGCAGTTGTTCAATAGCCTCATCGCCTCCTTGGTGATTTTTCCACTCAACTGCAAGTTCTTTGTTCCCGCTACCGCTAGTAGTAGCGATTACTGTTAGGCAATCCAGGGCATGGTCAAATGACTTGCCGGTGCCGGACTCGCTGGGGCCTTGGGATTTGTTCAGGTTGATGGTTAATATCAGAGTATTTTCTTGAGTGGTAAGTTCAATATTTTTCACAGTTTTTTTCTCCTTGCCCAGGGCATTAAGTTAATATATCGGTTCACAAAATCCAGCAAGGCTGACATAATGATGCCCTGTTTCTGCCGGAGCAAAAAAAAGTTGATATTTTTCCCCGTATTTTCCTGAATATGGCGGATATCCATCAGGCAGTGTGTCAAGTACCTGTCCGCCCTTTCCTGTTTTGCGTTTTGCTGCGTCGTAGCTTCTATGCAGCGATACAATTTTATTGTGTTTATAGACGGCATAATTGTGTTTATTCATTTCTTCCTCCCAAGATTTAGTAATTTTATCTATAATATTAATATTTATTTTTAAAATATACTCATAAGAAAAACTTGTCAAGTCTTTTTTTCAGGATACCCAAAAATTCAATCTTTTTTCAGAAAAGAATTGCTTTTTTAGAAAAAGCATGATAAAGAAAAAATATGCTAATAATTAGAATTTTATCCCTTTAAAAAAAATTTAAACAGATTTGTCCCCAGAGGTCGGTTTTCCGGCACCTTCCCCTTCTGGTTATTAGCATACTCTGGGGACATTCTTTTTTAGAGGCTGATTTGTTTGATTTGTTCCAAAAAATAGTTCATGAGCTAAACGGAAGAGAGCAGACAGACGGCTCATATATCTGCCATTGCGTCGCTCATGATGATACCAACCCCTCGCTACATATTTCACTAAAAGACAATAAAATCCTTTTTCACTGTTTTGCCGGATGCTCACAAAGCGAAATAATTGATGCTCTGAGAGCACGAGGTCTTTGGACGGACCTGCCATCCCAAAAAACAGCAATGTCTCACAGGGCTAATTTTTCGCAGCACACTCCCTTAAAAAATAGCCTTCCTCCTGGAATACCTGCCGAATGGATTACGAAAGACAAAAATACCGGAAAGATATTAAGCAAAAAATATTTTAAAAAGTATTGGACTTACAAGGATGAGCAAGGCAAAATTATTGGTTATGTAGTCCGCTATGAAGATAAGAACGGTGGGAAAAAAGAGATTATACCATTTTTTACGCATAAATTTTCTGCAAGTAAATGGTCTGCAGGTTCTTTCCCTGGTCCTCGTCGCCCACTGTTTGGTCTACACCTACTCCGAAAAGCTCCAAAAGGTCTTACGATCTGGCTCGTCGAGGGCGAAAAGTGTGCCGACGTCCTACAGCAACTACCAGAAGGAGTTCGCCGGTTAGCGGTTACGTCCCAAGGAGGAACGCGATCACCGGCATATACAGACTGGTCCCCACTGGCCGGTCGTAAAATCAGGATATGGCAAGACAATGATAAGGCCGGACAGATATATCTTGATGGTGTAGTTGCCCAGCTTGAAGGCCTCATGCCTCCGGCAATTATTGAGATTGTGGATATTAAAAAACTAGGTCTTGGATCCGGTGATGATGTCTTCGACTTTCTACAGAAACACGATCCAGACGAATTAGGCAAGTTACCGTTAATACAGACGCGGAAGACTCTTGAGGAACAAGATACCTTTATCGACGTTACAGATTATGTTTTGATGGATATACCAGACATCGAAATGATTATGGACCCCTGGCTACCCACTCAGGGCCTTTGCATGATTCACGCAAAAAGAGGGGCGGGCAAGACTTTGATTACATGCGAGATAGCTTATGCGATTGCATCCGGCATCAAATTTCTAAATTGGGAAGCTCCTAAGCCACGAGGCGTCCTTTATGTTGACGGGGAAATGAGCGCCAAGGAGCTTCAAGACAGGTTCGCCAGGATCATAGCCAATCATAGTGGACAGGCGCCGCTGAAAAGACTCCGGCTTTATCCGGCAGGGCTTAACATTCACGGCATACCTAATATCGGTACACCAGAGGGCCAGGCACGAATCAACGCAGGAATCACTGAGGATATAGAGTTGATCATTATTGATAGCCTGTCAGTCCTGCAACGGGGTTGCGATGAGAATAAGTCTATAGGCTGGGAGCCCATGCAGGAGTGGTTATTACAATTGAGAGGCATCAACAAAGCGGTGCTTCTGATCCATCATTCAGGCAAATCAGGCGATCAGCGTGGAGCAAGCAAGCGTGAAGATTTTATGAATACGGTGATCAGTCTGAAAGAACACGTTTTATATTCTCAAGAGGAGGGAGCTAAATTTGAAATTAGATTTGAAAAAGGACGGAATCTTTACGGACCAAAGGCACGGTCAATTGACGTTGAGTTCATCGGAACTGATTGGATTTTCAAAGACATGAAAGGTGCTATCCGGGAGCAAATTATCCGGGCTTTGAAAGATGATATATCACAAAAAGAAATTGTTAAAATTTTTAAAGTATCTCAACAATATATTTCAAAAATCAAAAAGGAAACTATATTTAATGGAGAATTGTAAGGGTTTTGAAAAAAATGAGGCGAAAGGTAGTTTGTCTCGCGCGCGCGCGCGTATACCTTTATTTGGTTGTAAAAAACAGCTAAGTTATTATTATTATTATATATTCATGGTTGTATTTTTGGTTGTAAACAGGTTGTAAACAGGTTGTAAACAGGTTGTAAGTTGGTTGTAAAAATAATATATAACAATATTAGACACTTAGTTAGTTTTACAACCAAATATGTATAATGATATTAAGGACTTAACTTTTATGCTAATTAATCTACAACCTAAATACAACCTAAATACAACCAAAAATACAACCAAGGGTTTCTTAGTGCTATGCTGGTTTGAGAGAATCTTACAACCAAATGTGTGTGCTCGCGCACGCGCGCGCGCGAGTAGTATAGAGGTGGGGGGAATGACTTTTGCTGAACAATTCAAGGCTAAGTATGATAATCACAAAAAACCTCAAACATTGCCCAAAAACGGTGCAAAAAAGCCAATTCTTTCGGAGTGTCGCTCCTGTAGCCGGTTTGAGAGAGGGGAAGATCCAGCGATAAATTGGTGTGTATCAAAATATTTTGACCGAATAAAAAAAAGACAGGTGATTTGTTATGCCAATATCAAATTACTGAATTTTTGCCCAAAAACGGTGCAAAAAAGTAAGTTTAACAAAAAGGTTTGAGATATTGGGTAGTTAGATAACAAAAAAATGGAGGTAAAAAACAATGGCAAAAGGATTGAATGCTGTGAAAGAATGAAATTGTTACTTGATAATCAATGTACCTTGGTCAATACGGACTCGCAAATCTTAACAAAGTTGCGGTCCGTATTGACCATAAAAAATCCGGCCTACCAGGAAGCATTGCGTCAGGGGCGCTGGACCGGCAACTTACAAAAAGAACTAGTCTTTTGGTCTGAGACGGATGGAGGTTTCCACTTCCCTCGCGGCTTTATGCGACAAGCGCTGGATATTACAAGCAAGTCAATTGCTTTTCAGGATGACCGCCGTACCTTGCCAGAGGTTGATTTTAAATTCAGCGGTAAGTTGCGGTCTTATCAGCAGCAGGCCGTGGATGATATTCTGCGTAAAGACTTTGGAGTTTTGAGTGCCGCAACTGGATCCGGCAAGACTGTAGTAGCTCTTAAAATCATCGCGGCCAGGCGTCAGCCGACGTTGATCCTGGTGCATAATAAATCACTTCTGTATCAGTGGCGGGATAGGATTGCGGAGTTTTTGGGGGTGGGGTCCGGATTGATAGGCGATGGTAAGTACAAGATTAAGCCTGTGACCGTAGGAATTATTAACACGGTTTGTAAACACCTTGAGTTGCCTCAATATTTTGGTCAGGTCATTTGTGACGAAACTCACAAGATTCCTTGTGTGATGGCTGGTTCGATTATTCGGGCCTGCGATTGCCGTTATATGCTAGGATTGTCCGCGACGCCCTACAGGCGAGATCGGTTAACCAAGCTAATTCATTGGTTCATTGGACCTCTAGTCCACCAGATAGATTCTTCAAATCTCCAAAATATAGGTGCCGTCCTGGTTCCCAAAATTATCACTAGGCAGACGGATTTTCATTATAAGTTCAAAAATGATTATTCTAAGATGCTGAGCACACTCACTCAAGATGAGATGCGCAATATCCAAATAGCTCAAGACATTCTCAGAGAGGCCAGAATTTTTCAGGGGACGACTATCCTTGTCGTTTCTGATCGTGTTAAGCATTGTCTTGCACTTGCAAACCTGCTTGACAATAGTTTAAGTGTCCGCATATTGACAGGTCAGACAAAGGCTGTAGAACGTATATCTATTGTCGAGCAGGTTCGAACTGGCAAAGTCAATGTTTTGATATCCACAATACAGCTTATTGGTGAGGGATTCGACTGTCCTGGGTTGTCTACTTTATTTATGGCCACGCCGATTTCATTCAAAGGTCGGATGATTCAAACGATCGGTCGTATCCTGCGGCCGGTAGATGGGAAAAAGCCAAGGGTTTATGATTATCAAGATCCGGTAGGGCCTCTGTTTGCATCGGCCAAGGCGAGAGGGCGGGTATATCGAGAACAAAAATGGATTGTGAATGCGTGATATACTTGACAAATAACTATCCATAATGTAAAGGAAAATTACTTTATGTAGCGAAAGGACAAAAAAAGAAGCTCTGGCTACGTTAGATATAGTTCATGATAGGATATTGAGGGAGAAGGAGTGAGTGGCTCAAAACTCAAAGAAAAATACATAGAACAGGCTGAAAAGGCTTGTGCTAAAGGGGCCTCCGTCAAGGATCTGGCAGAGCATTTTGATGTTACGGCAGATACTATTTACCGATGGCGAAAAAAATGTTCTGAGTTCAAAAAGGCCATAGATGATGGGCGCGATAAATATCATATCACGGTAGCTGAAGCCAGTCTTCTCAAACGTCTCAAGGGATATTTTTATAATGAGGTATATTCTGAACCTGACAAAAAAGACCAAAAAAAAATGGTGATAACTAAAGTAGTCAAAAGGCATATACCTCCAGACACTAACGCGCTCAAAACTTTTCTTTATAATAGGAGCCCGGAGAGATGGTTAAAAAAACAACAGTTTGAGCATACCGGTAAAAACGGCTCACCACTTTTGCCAACACTCTCAACTGAGGAGATAGAACAATTACGAAAACTCAAGATATGAGTCAGGCCGATCTCCGCTTGGCCTATTCGGCGCTTAGGATAGATGCCTTATCGCATCCCCGACGTTTTATATCCTGGGTTTCGACCAAAGACGAACACGACGAGAACTACCCAGTGAAGCCGTTCCCCGATAAGCCTCATATTGCTTATCTGTTGGATATGTGGTACAAAAAACTACAGTCTATCTATTTTATAGCCAAGTCCAGGCAGATTATGTTGACGTGGCTGTGCTGCGTTTATGCGCTGTTTGTGGCCAAGTCAGCGCCTCATAGACTGATTTTTCTCCAATCCAAAAAAGAGGAAGATGCGGTGAATCTCGTGTTCAACGGTGGCCGGTCTGGCAAAAATTGGAATGCAGCCAGAATATCCTTCATCGAGAAGCATTTGCCTTTTTGGTTACAGGATGAGGGGATTGAGCCTGCATATGGGAAATTGTTGTTTCCTAATGGTTCAAAAATCGTTGGTATTCCTGAAGGTGCAGATCAAATACGCAGTTATACGCCTTCGCTCGTGATCTCAGATGAAGCTTGCTTCCAGCCGGAATTCAATTCTGCGTATACTGCTATGCTTCCGATTGCAAAGCAGGGCGGACAATTAATAGCGATATCATCAGCTAATCCGGGAGCATTCGCAGACATTTTTCAAAGAGTATGTTGAAATGTTAACACAAACAGAACATAAAGGCATCACAACCGGGATTAGCTCCGAAGGAATACGCATGGTGCGTATTCATTATTCAGCTGATCCTGACAAAGACCCGGATACTCCGCAAGGTGCAACTTGGCTAACCACCGAATTCCAAGGCTACCAGGGCAAAACTGATCCGCGCTGGCTAAAAGAGATGGAAATCGACTTCGATGCTCACGGTGGCCAGCTCCTATTTCCCTACTTACTTCAATATCAGGACCAGATATTTATACAGCCCTATGAGGTCCAGGGACTCAGATTGATAGCCGGCCTTGACTATGGTACTCGCAATCCGTCTGCTTTTGAGTTGTTGGCGCAGGATGGAGACGATAATATTCAGATTATCTGGGAGTATTACGAGCCTCCCAAAAAGCATGATGAGTCAGATAAGGCTTTCCGTGCACGGAAAGGGTACAAGGCATTAGCCAAAGGCATTAAAAATTGTCCATACTACAACGATTACCTTAAGATTGTGGCCGATCCAAGCTTATGGAATCGGACCCAAGAGGCACGGGACAGCAAGGGCCTGATGAGTATAGCGGATTTGATGACCGAGCAAGGTGTAGTACTGACTCCGGGACAGCCGGGGCGTGATTTTGCTTGCTATGAGCGGCTTAATAGTGAGCTGTGGCGAGATCCTGCGCGTCCATTGCTTACAGTTTTCCAGTGTTGTTCATGGCTTTGGTGGGAATTGCAACGTCTGCGATTTGCTGATTTTAGTGGGGCGACACAGATCAATCAGAACCTTAAAGAAAAGATTGTGGACAAAGATAACCATGGATGGGACGCCTGTAAATATGCATTAATGGATATTTTTAACGTAGAGGCATTATTCCCTGGGTTATGAAACCAATAAAAGAAACCGTAAAACAGCTTGGTCAGTATCTCATAAA